GAGTTACGTATGGTGTAAGAGATTTAGCAGAGCAGGAACGTTTGTTTAAATCTGGCAGATCACAAACTATGAATAGTAAACACCTGATACAAGACTCAGGATATTCACATGCAGTAGACGTAGTAGCTTATGATGGATCTAATGTCGTATGGGAATTAAATGTATACGATGATATTGCTGATGCAATGAAAGCAGCAGCGAAAGAAGTTGGTTGCGCTATCAAATGGGGTGCAGCTTGGTCAGTGGGTAATATCGTAGACTATGGTGGTACAATGGAAGAAGCAATGAATGAATACATTGACCTTCGTAGATCACAAGGCCGTAGGCCATTTATTGATGGACCTCACTTTGAATTGATGGTATAATAATGTCTATACCTGAACGTGTAAAAACCAAAATGAAAGAAGAGGGTTTGAAAGGTGTAAACAAGCCTAAAAGAACTCCTAGTCATCCTACAAAGTCACATTGTGTAATGGCAAAAGAAGGTGACACATATAAGTTTATTCGTTTTGGTCAGCAAGGTGTAAAGGGTGCAGGTAAAAACCCTAAGTCTAAAAAAGATAAAGCACGTAAGAAAAGTTATTATGCTAGACATAATGCTCAAGACTCTAAGCCTAGTAAACTAAGTGCTAGGTATTGGTCACATAAGGTTAAGTGGTAATGTGGTTAGCTGTAGTACTAGCGTGTAGTACACCGTATGCTCAGTCATGCATTGTGTTTGCGAAACAAGATGATTTGTTTCCAACAGAAAAAGCATGTAAAGAAGAAGTAGATATGGGTGTAGATATAATGGAAGCACAAGGTTTCTTTGCTAGACCTGCTTGTTTTAAGATAGGAACAAGTCTATAAATGCCTTACTTAACAAGTAGTATTCCTCACTTTAAAGCGTGGGTACGGAGAGAATATACAAAAAACTTAGAGGAATATCATGGAGAGTTCCTACATTGCATGGTCATTGGTGTCACTACTATGCCAAACAGGACTCTTAGCTTTCAAGTTATTTTTACAGGTTGTGAGTCTGATGATAGTGATAGCCCCAATATACATGGTGGTGCGATGTGGGCTAGATTACCTCTTGTAGCACTTGTAGCAGATACACCGTTAGACGAATGGCCTCAACAATTACCACCATACTTGGCGCAGCCTTGGGATTGTATGTCGCATTATCATGCAGTTTACAAACTGGAGAGAGCGACCCCAGCACCTTGGATAGCGAAAGTAGATGGGGAGTTTTATCCAGCTAAATATTATTTTACAGTAGACTACACAGATAGTGAAGTTGCTGATGATCCAGCCCAACACAAACAATCTCATGTATTAGAGTTGTTAGATGCTGGACAATACACTGGTAACATAGTTGCGTTGCCCAATAACAGAGTGAGAGTAACTCACCCAGCGTGGTTTGAAACTGGAGAAGGTGCTCCAGACTTTAAACCTAATCAACATATGTTTAACTCGAAAGAAAACGTAGACTATGTATGGGATACGCAACGAGTGTTTAACAATTTATACAGTGAGGATAAGGAATATCAATGATGAAGAAAAAAGGTTATGCTAAAGGTGGCATGAAGAAAAAAGGTTACGCAATGGGTGGCCTTAAATCAGTACCTACAGGTAATACAGGTTTAAGCAAATTACCTGAAGGGGTGCGTAACAAAATGGGTTATATGAACAAAGGTGGTATGACTAAGAAAAAAGGTTATGCTAAAGGTGGTATGAAAAAGAAAGCATACGCCAAAGGTGGCAGAGTAGCTATGTATAATGTAGGTGGTATGGTTAAATCTTCTGGCACAATGAATACTGGTATTAGAACTGCCAAAGACACTTACAATAAGTAAAGGATAAAACAATGGCTATGTCACTTCGTTCATATATGAACGCTCAACTAAAAGCAATGGGTAAAACAGTTAAACAAGCTCAAAAAAATGCTCATAAATATAAAAGTATTGCAGCAGCTAAAAAAGCTGGATCACTTTATTACACAGATAAAAATGGTAAAATAATGGCTGCAGTATATGCAGAAGATCTTAAAAAGTCTGCTCCTAAACCAAAACCTAAACCAAAACCAAGACCAAAGGTTACTTCTAGACCTCTTAACAATGTTAAAGGTGGTCGTGGTGATGGTACTACGGAAAGAAATACAAGACTACTTGATCCAAAGTCACCACAAAATAAACCTAATATAGGTATGAGTACAAAAGAACTTAGAGCAAGGCAAAGAAAATTACGAACAAAAGTAGCTAATGCTAGAGCTAAAGGTAAAGATGATAAAGCTGCATCAAGAGAAATAGCTCAAATTGACAAGATGATTAAACAAAGGACAAGATAAATGAAAAAATTACTACTAGCATCTGCAGTTGCAGTTGCAGCCACATCAGCATCAGCAATGGACTTAGGTTATGGTTTATCTGTCGGTGCTGAAACAGAACTTACTTACACTACAGGAACAGAAGTCTGGACAATGGATGTAACACCATCTGTTGGTTTAGGTGCATTAGGGGCTTCTTTTACTGCTGAAACAACTATAGATGTATTAGACCTAAATAATGGTGATATCTTTACTGGTGTAGATTGGAAAGCTGAGTATGTGTGGAAAGGCATGACAACATACACTAAAGTATCATCAGATGCAGACTTTGAGTTTGGTGATATCACAATGGGTGCAAAGATAAGTTTCTAAATGGCTATACTTTCTTCAGCTAAATATTTTTCAAAAGCTAAAGACTTATCTGCTACATCAGGTGGGGCAAGTGGTGACGTAATATACACTTGCCCTAATAATTTTATTTCACTGGTAAAATTTTTGCATGTATCAAATGGTGCAACAGGTGCTAAAAAATATAGCTTACAGTGGTATGAAGCAGCTACAACTACTTATCATAGTATTGTAGATGAAGTAAGTTTGGCAGCGAGTACAAATGAAAAAGTAATAGAAGCTGGTTCGTTTCTTGCTTTAGCTGAAGGTGATAAAATAATTGGTTTTGAAGAAAGCAGTTCTGATTTTCAGATAATAGTATCTGGAGAAGAATACTATCAACCTACTGCATAACGGCATTGCAATATTGTCTGTAGTATGTTATAAATAAATATGTAAAACTACTCCTGCCTAACAAAGGTAATACAAAGGAGATAGTTATGAGTATTAAACAATTTTTTAAAAACGCTTGGAAAAAGCATGAGATCGCCCAACAAAGACGTGCAGACTTTAGAATACTGCAAATGATGAGTGATAAAGATCTAAACGATATAGGTATAGGAAGAGGCGATATAAGGAGAGTTATATATGCCGAAGAAGAAAAGCACAGTTAACGCAGCAGGAAACTATACAAAACCTACTATGCGTAAAAACCTAGTAGCTAGAGTAAAAGCTGGTAGTAAAGGTGGAAAACCTGGACAATGGTCAGCAAGAAAAGCTCAAATGGTTGCAAAGCAATATAAAGCAAAAGGTGGAGGATACAAATGAGAAGATACTTAAAAAGACTTTGGTGTGCTTTACTAAACCGTAAATGTAATCCAGAGTGTGATTGTTGCTAGATGGCATTATCTAAATCACAAAAAAGTTTAAAGTCTTGGACAAAACAAAAATGGAGAACCAAAAGTGGTAAACCATCTACGCAAGGCTCTAAAGCTACTGGTGAACGTTACCTACCTACTGCGGCTATTAAGTCTCTTAGTGCTAGTGAGTACGCAGCCACTTCCAGAGCAAAACGAAAAGGCACTAAGGCAGGTAAGCAGCATGTGGCTCAACCTAAGAAAATTGCAAAAAAAACCAAAACCTTTAGAGCCGCAAAAGGTGGAACTGTAAGGAAAAGAAAATGAATCGTAACCTCACAGAAAAACAAGAAACATTTTTAAATGTTTTGTTTGAAGATGCAAATGGTGATTTTGCTACAGCTAAAAGAATGGCTGGCTATTCTGATAATGTAGCAACTTCATCTGTTGTTAATGCATTACAGGAAGAGATAGCAGAAAGAACTAAAAAGTTTATTGCTTCTACTGCAACTAAAGCTGCTTTTTCTATGAGACAAATTATGGAAAGCCCTACTGATTTAGGTAATAAAGAAAAAATGGCAGCAGCAAAAGATATTTTAGATCGGGGTGGATTTAAAGCTACTGATAAAGTAGAAGTAGCTACCACAAGTCCACTTTTTATTTTACCGCCAAAAGATGAATAAAATAACTAAAACATGGAAACTTCCAGCCCCAGAAAAAGGGGAAGAGTTTGAATGGAGGTCTGTTGTAAGAGTCGGCAGACATGTTCCATTTGGGTATGAGCAAGATCCTAATGATCCTGATATATTACTTCCTATATCAAATGAATTAAATTTGTTAGAAGAAGCAAAAAAGTATCTAAAACAATATAGCTACAGAGATGTATCTGCTTGGTTAAGTGAACAATCAGGTAGATATATATCACATGTAGGATTAATGAAAAGAGTTACCATTGAGCGAAAACGTCAGAGAGAAGCTGCAAACCAACGCCACCTTGCTGAAAAATACAAAAAAGCCCTCGAAAAAGCGAAGAAGCTTGAAGCAGAAAGACTCGGTGGAAAAGAACTTAGAACAGCCTCTGGTGTATGAGGTAGAAGAATCTGCACCTCAAGAGATTGTTTTTAAACCTAACCCAGGCCCACAGACAGAGTTTTTGTCGTCAACAGAACAAGAAGTTTTATATGGTGGATCTGCAGGTGGTGGTAAAAGCTATAGTTTAGTTGTAGATCCTGTAAGATATTTTAATAACCCACATGCAAGAATGTTGTTGGTTAGGAGAAGTACAGAGGAACTAAGAGAACTTGTTTCTATTTCTAAGGAACTATATCCTAAAGCAGTTCCAGGTATTAAGTTTATGGAAAGGGATAAGACTTGGGTAGCACCATCTGGTGCAACACTATGGATGTCTTATTTAGATAGAGATGACGATGTTATGCGATATCAGGGTCAAGCCTTTAACTGGATTGGTTTTGATGAACTTACACAATGGCCTAGCCCTTATCCTTGGAATTATATGAGATCAAGACTACGTGCTACAAAAGCAAGTGGTCTTCCTTTATATATGAGAGCTACTAGTAACCCTGGGGGTCCAGGCCACCAGTGGGTAAAGAAAACATTTATAGACCCAGAAGTACCAAAGAAGAGTTTTTGGGCACAAGACTATGAAACAGGTGAAACAATCGTATGGCCTAAAGGTCATACTAAAGAAGGTGAACCACTCTTTAAACGAAGGTTTATACCTGCCACTTTGTTTGATAACCCATACCTAGCGGAAGATGGAATGTACGAAGCTAACTTGCTTTCGTTACCAGAACATCAAAGAAAACAACTACTAGAAGGTAACTGGGATGTAAACGAAGGTGCTGCATTTCCAGAGTTTAATCGTAAGATACATGTAATAAATCCTTACGATATACCAAATAACTGGGTAAAGTTTAGAGCATGTGATTATGGTTATGGTTCTCATACAGGTGTTCTATGGTTTGCTGTAACTCCAGATGAACAACTTGTCGTATATAGAGAAATGTACGTATCTAAAGTTACTGCTACAGATCTAGCAGATTTAGTTCTGGCAGCAGAAGAAGGTGATAAAATAAGATACGGGGTACTTGACTCTTCTTTATGGCATAAACGTGGTGATACTGGACCTAGCCTAGCAGAACAAATGATTATTAAAGGTTGCCGTTGGAGGCCATCTGACAGATCAAAAGGTTCTCGTGTAGCAGGTAAAAACGAATTACATAGAAGATTGCAAGTAGATGATTTTACAGAAGAACCAAGATTAGTTATATTTAATAATTGTAAAAATTTAATTTCACAATTACCTGCACTACCATTAGATAAAACTAATCCAGAAGATGTAAATACAAATGCTGAAGATCACCTTTACGATGCTTTGAGATATGGTATAATGACTAGACCACGTAGTAATCTTTTTGATTTTGCACCTACAGAAGGTTCTGGATTTCAAATAAGCGATACTACTTTTGGGTATTAAGATGATTGTAACTTGCCCAAAGTGTTCTATAAATTATAATACAGATAAATTTAATAGTTGTCCTAATTGTCAAGAACAATATGATTTTGATAATGGACCTTGGAAAACAATAAAGGATAACCAATAATGGAAGAAGATTTTGAAGAAACAATGGATTCTGCAGATTCTACTGCAATAGAAGATAGCAAAGAAGATTCTTACACAGATCCTCTTGTTGGAACTATTGTTGGTTTAATTCAAGATAAATACAAAAAAGCATCTACAGCTAGAGAAACAGAAGAACAAAGATGGGTAAAAGCATACCGTAACTATCGTGGTTTGTATGGGCCAGATGTACAATTTACTTCTACAGAAAAATCTAGGGTGTTTGTTAAAGTAACTAAAACAAAAGTTCTTGCTGCTTATGGGCAGATTGTAGAAGTTCTCTTTGGTAATAATAAGTTTCCAATATCAATAGAACCCACAACACTTCCTGAAGGTGTTGCAGAGTCTGTACATTTTGAAACAGATGAAAATCTTAAAAAAGCTTCAGGTATAACTAAAGAGGATATGCAACCACTTCCAGGTGAAACTTATCAACAGGTACAAGAAAGACTTGCTGGATTAGAAGATCAATTATCTCCTGTAACTGAGATAATTAAAGAAGGGCCAGGAACGACTGCAACTCAGATAACTGTACATCCTGCTATGATTGCAGCTAAGAAAATGGAAAAGAAGATACATGACCAACTAGAAGAATCAAATGCTAATAAGCAACTACGTGTAGCAGCATTTGAAACTGCATTGTTTGGCACTGGTATTATGAAAGGCCCATTTGCAATAGATAAAGAATACCCTAGTTGGTCAGAGGACGGTGAGTACAGTCCTGTATTTAAAACTATACCCCAAACTTCTTCTGTATCTATTTGGAATTTTTATCCAGATCCTGACGCAGCAAATATGGATGAGGCAGAGTATGTCGTTGAAAGACATAAAATGTCTAGGTCACAAATAAGAAATTTAAAAAACAGACCTTTTTTTAGAAGCAATTCTATAGACAATGCAATTAAACTTGGTGAGTCCTACACTAAAGAGTGGTGGGAACAAATAATGGAAGATGATGCTCAAGAAACAAATCCAGAAAGATATGAGGTTCTTGAGTTTTGGGGTAATGTAGACACTGACATTATAAAAGAACATAATGTAGATATACCAAAAGAATTTAAAGATTTAGATGAAGTTAGTGTAAATATTTGGGTTTGTAACAATCAAGTTTTACGTTTAGTTATTAATCCTTTTACACCTGCAATTATTCCATACTATGCAGTACCATATGAAATAAACCCTTACAATCTTTTTGGTATTGGTTTAGCAGAAAATATGGATGATACGCAAACTCTTATGAATGGTTTTATGCGTATGGCAGTAGATAATGCTGCACTGTCAGGTAATATGTTAATAGAGGTAGACGAAACTAATCTAACTCCAGGTCAAGATCTATCTGTATATCCAGGAAAAGTATTTAGAAGACAAGGCGGTGCTCCTGGGCAAGCTATTTTTGGAACAAAGTTTCCTAACGTATCTAACGAGAACATGCAGATGTTCGATAAAGCAAGGGTATTAGCAGATGAATCAACAGGTTTCCCATCTTTTGCACATGGTCAAACAGGAGTTCAAGGAGTGGGGCGTACTGCTTCTGGAATCAGTATGCTTATGTCTGCTGCTAACGGCAGCATACGTAATGTTGTCAAAAATGTGGATGATTATTTACTAAGCCCATTAGCAAAAGCTTTTTATAGCTTTAATATGCAGTTTGATTATGATCCAGAAATTAAAGGTGATTTAGAAATTAAATCTAGAGGAACCGAAAGTCTTATGGCAAATGAAGTTCGTAGCCAAAGACTAATGCAGTTTTTACAAGTTGTGCAAAACCCAGTGCTTGCACCATTTGCTAGAATGGATTATGTTATTCGAGAAATTTGTAAATCAATGGATCTTGATCCAGATAAACTTGTTAATTCTTTATCTGATGCTGCAATACAAGCTGAGATATTAAAACAATTTAGACAAGAAAATCCTGAAGCTGCACCACCTGAAGCTCAACAACAACAAGGTCAAGCACCAGCAGGTGCTCAAGCAGAAGATCCAACTGGGGCAGGTGGAGCAACTATAGGTACTGGTAATGTACCACAACCTGGAGAGCCAGGATTTGCAGCTAATAACCAAGGAGCACCAGTACAGTGAGCAACCTAAAACTAGTGGTAAATAATAAACCACAGTGGGATGCAATGCTAGATGAGATGTATTTTCGTATTGGCTTTGCACATAAACAAATAGAGCAACTAGACGATCCTGCAGAAATATTTAGATATCAAGGTGAGATACGTGCTTTACGTTCTTTAACTAGATTAAGGGATAAAGTAAATAATGAATAGTAGTTTAGTTCCTAAACCTAGACCTAGAAGTAAAACAAAAGATACTACACTTCGTGGTAGACCTGTTTGGATTGATAAGACAGGGGATATAACTGGTGAAAAAGGTACTCGTTATTCTGAAGTAACTACGACTATACCTTGGGGAACTGAATGGATTACTGCTCCTAGTATTGATAAGGACGGTTCTAGGTTATCTGATGAAGAAGTAAAACAAAAATTAAAGGACAACGAAGGTAGAGATTTTATTACTGGAGAAAAGCTACCAACATTTGAAAGTGAACCAGAAGCTACTGCATATGCTGAGTGGCGTTCAGACACAATGTTTGATTTGGAAGAAATAGAAAAAGGTTACCCAGAAAAAGTATATGAAAATGTAGAACCTGAAAAAGAAGAAAACAGTTTTATGTATGACATGGGTAGTTATGCAAAAGGTATCGGTAAAGCTTTAGCTGCCATAGGTTTGCGTAGATATGGTGTAGATTATTATCCTACTGCAGATGGTTTCTTTAAAGGTGGTGATGTACAAAAAGAAGATCCTGCTTTAAAATTTAAAAGAAGATCTACAGTAACTGACCAAAGTATAAATGATGCAATAAATGCACAACCTAAAAAAGGTATGGGTTATGTAGAATTATTAGTAGATAATATTGTTGGTTTAGATAATGAGTATGAATCTTTTGGTGAAAAACTTGGTACAGAGTTTAATAAAGATGAACTTGGTTTTCTTAAAAATATAGCAGTAGGTGCATATGAAGGTGCAAAAGAATTTGTAACAAGTCCTGTTGATACAACTAAAAGTGTTGTAAAAGATATTGCAGACAGTGTACAAAGACTTGGTACTGAAGATTTAGATATGCGACTTAAACGTTTGTACAATGTTACGTATGCAGATGCTACAGATGAGCAAGTAAACAGAGCTAGAGAAAGTGTATTCGGAGATGCACTTACAGCTTTAGAGTTAGTTCCTGCTGGTGCTGCTACAGCAGTTGTTGCAAAGCAAGCACTCAAATCAGGTGCAGGAAAACAAGCAATAGATTTTGCTAAACGTATTGAGGTTGATCCTGATGCTGTAGGTTCATTAGGTGGTAATATTAGATTAACACCAAAAGATACATCAGACTTTGATAGATCTCAGATAACACCAGTACAAAGAAAACGTACTGATACATTACCTAAAAGTGAAGTTTCTCCACTTACAAAAGAAAGTACAGACAAAAGACTTTTTGAAACTGGTGTTGTAGATTTTTTTTATGACAGCGATCCAGAATATATGACAGTTTCACCTGAAGCTGCTAGAGAAAGTTTTAGAAAAGATAAAGAATTTTATACAAGAGATTTTTATAGTTCTATAACTACTGCGTTAGAAAATAGAGTTGGTAAAAAAGGTATATCTGGTAAAGTAGCTAAAAAGTTTTTAGAAAAAAATGCACCTAATATAAACAAACAAGAGTTATATTGGTCAGGACTTCTTGATATATTAGAAGATGATAAGGTATATAAGAGAGATGAACTATTATCTCTTGCAAAAGAAAATACACCACAAGTAGAAATAGAAGTTCTTACTAATCCTAGATTTGAAGTAGGAGATCCAAGTAAAAGACCTAAATTTTTTACTATGCAAAGAATTACAAAGGCTATTAGGTTAAAAAATAATGATGGATCTTTAATATCAGAAAGACCTAGTTTTGAAGACTTTGATTATGCAGAAATATTAATAACAAATAAAAATAAAAAAGAGAGTTTTTATGATGGAGCATATGAGCATTGGGGAGAAAGTGGTGTTTTAGGTCATGCTAGAGTAACTTATATTAACCATAGAGATAAATCAGCCGCAGTTGTTGACGAATTTCAAAGTGATGCTGTACAAGGTGGTGGTATAGCAAGTAAACAAACAAGTGAGCGTTGGGCTAACATTAAAAAAGATCGAGATGATGGTCTACCAACTTTAGGTGATATAGGTTTACACTATGAACTTGAACTTTTCGATTTTGTTTCTTCTTATTTTCTTGGGAATGTCCCACTTAGTAAAAAATTTAAAGACGAAATAAAAAGATATAATTATGATTTTGATAGTATAACAGATCAAGAGGCTGCAGAAACTGCAATAAAAGTAGGTCTTACTGACACAGTTAAAAAACTTACAAAGTTAAAAGATAAACACATACGTAATGAAATTACTTATGGCGAAGTTGTTGATGAGTTAGCAAAAGAATTTAATTTAAAAACAAGTGCTATTAAAAGAAGAAGTATACAAGAAATAAGTGAAATTGATAATGCTTTTGCTAATGTTTTAGGTGATTATGTTTTTGGTAAATCTGTTGTAAGAAAACATGATAAAAACAACAATGGTGAAATGAAAGAAGATCTAGCAAGTATATTTAGTGCAATAAATGTACAAGATTTTACTGATCATTTAGTACCTTTAAATTTAACTGGTTCAGTTCGCACTGCTTTATTGGGTGTAATTAAAGATGCAAAAGAACGTGGTATAAATAAAATAATTATTCCTCCTGTAGAATCACTTATGAAAGTTAGACGAGGTGGTTCTAAACCAGCTTTTAAAGCAACGTATGAAGATGCAGCTATTAAAGCTTTAAAAGAATTAAAATCAGAAACTAAAGGTAAAATAAATTTTGAAAGAAAAGAAGATGATCTTATATCATTTGAAGCAGGTTCTGACCCAATAATAATAGATGTTTCAGATTTTGAAATACCAGAGTTTGCACAGTTTAGATTTTATAAAGGTGGAGATGTACCTAAGAATAATTGGGAAAGACTTACACGTTGGATAAAAAGTAAATTAGATGAGATAGAGAATCCATTTAAAAAAGCTAATTATGATTGGGGTCCAGGAGTTGTACGTGCTTTTAAACAAATGGTAAAAATAGATGAACAAAGAGCTAAAGAAACTTTTCCAGATTTATATAGAAAACATATAAAAGGTGAGAAATTATACAATAAAGGTGGTGTCACAATGAAAGATCAAATGCAAATGGCCTTCATAGATGAGGGTGGACTAAGGGATGATGGAATGAATAGAGATCCTGTATCAGGTAATGAAGTTCCCTCTGGTTCTCTTGCGGAAGAAGTAAGAGATGATGTACCAGCAAGGTTGTCAGAAGGAGAGTATGTTGTTCCTGCTGATGTAGTTCGTTTCTACGGTGTAAAGTTTTTTGAAGATTTAAGAACTAAAGCTAAGATGGGCTTGCAAGATATGGAACAAAATGGTCGAATAGGTGGAACACCTATTAATGAGCCTACTCCTGCTAGATCTATGGATGAGGATTTAAGTTCTGAAGAATTTGAATTTTTACAAAGCTTAGTAGGTGACGAAAGAAATCTTGATGCTATGAGTCAAGAAATGACCTCACAAGCAACTGCTTTAAGTGAAGGTGGAGAAGTAAGAGGTTACTATGATTCTAGTATGGTTACTAATCCTTATCAACAACCTTATGTACCAGCATATGCTACCCCAGGGGCTATGACTGTTGGGATGAATGCACCATACATATATCCAGGATCAGGTGGTACTCCAGGGTATGGCCCACCACAAGCTCCACAAGAACCACCAGGTGGATGCCCTGAAGGAATGATGTGGAATGGAACTATGTGTGTTATAGATCCTAATTATGTCGCACCACAAAGAGGTGGTGGTGGCAGTGATGACGATGGTCCAGGGACTACAGCACCAGAACCAAAACCTTGGTATGAAGGTATAGATGTAAGTGACCCTTCAGGTTATCTCGATGGTTTATTGGGAGCACAACAAGAAGATCAAAGTATGATCGGTGGAATATTATCCAACATGCCTATCTTTAAAGCAGTTGGCAGTATTGGACATTTAAGTAATGTTGCCAAAGCTAGAGCAACAGTAGCTATGGCTAAAGTTACGGAAGTTAATGGTAAAGCTAAATACAGTGATGAAGAAATTTCTGCTATGGAAGCTAAGATTGATAAGTACATAGATGATAATAATGTTAATAGAAAAATTGCAGACTCTATAGCTTCTGGTAGAATGTTTACAACTAGTGGTATGGGTAACTTTGATAAAAATAAAGATGGTAAATTAGATTTCTTAGAAGAACTTGGTGGTAATATAAAAGAGAAACAACCAACAAAACCAAAACCTGAATATATTGATACTTCTAAACTTAAAGGAGTTTCAACAAGCACAACTTTTAAAAAAGATGGTGATACTGGAACTGAAACAGATGCTTTACGTAGACAAAGAAGTGATGAGAGTAAAAGTAATTTAGAAAAAATGATGGCTGATACTCGTAAAAGAGCTGATGCTATTAAAGCAGAAAGTAAGAAAACTGGTAAAAGTATTGCTGAAATTGGTAGAGCATCAGCACCATCAAGTGCAAGTAAAACTGCAAAACAAAAAGCCAAAGAAGAAGGTGATCCAAGAGGAATGGATAAAGGCGGCTTAATGTCTAAGAAAAAGAAAAAATAAGTTGTACAACCTATTAACCCTATCCTATACTGATAACGATAAGGCTACCCTATACTGATAACGATAAGGCTACTCAGCTACGGCTGACCCCAACATAAAAGGAGAAATACTATGCCTGAACTAGCAGAAATTGAAACCCCAAAAACTGCAGGATTTGTTGAACGTGGATCTAATTACGCCAAACGACAACAACGAATGGAAGACGAAGAAAAGGAGATTGCAGAGCTTGAAGCCCAACAACGTGGTGAAACTGAATCTAAAGAAGAAGTTACCGAAGAGAAAGAGGCCCATACAGAAGCTAAAGAAGAAACGCTATCTGCAGAAGAAAAATCTTTTAAAAAACGTTATGGTGATTTAAGACGCCATATGGGTGAAAAGGAAAAAGAGTGGAAAGAAAGACTTGAAGCTCTTGAGAATAGGTTAGAGAATACCTCTGTTACTCCACCTAAATCTGATGAAGATATTGCTGAATGGTCAAAGAAATATCCAGATGTTGCAGGTATAGTAGAAACTATTGCTGCTAAAAAAGCACAAGAAATGTTTAGTAAAGCAGAGAAAAGACTTCAAGAAATAGATGAAGTACAAAGCGAAGCTAAACGTATAGAACTAGAAGCAGAGATAAGACAGGAGCATCCTGACTTTGATGAGTTAAAAGCTGCAGATAAGTTTCATAACTGGGCAGAAGAACAACCTAAGTGGGTTCAAGATGCTTTGTATGAAAATGCAGATGATCCTGCTTCTGTAGTAAGAGTTATTGATTTATATAAGATAGATCACAAAATAACTAAAACAGATAAGAAAGCAAATAAAAAAGCTGCTGCTTCTGTTGTTACAAAAAGAACCAAGACATCTGTAGATGCTGATGAAGCTGGAAGTTACATTAAAGAATCTGATGTAGCTAAGATGTCTACTAAAGATTTTGAGAAAAATCAAGATAAAATAAACGAAGCTCTTAGGGCAAATAAGTTTATTTACGATATTTCTGGCACTGCCAGATAAAAGATGTTGACAAATTTAAATTTGTTAATATAACTAAGGTCATAGCAAACAGAGCCTCATTCAGACTACCTCTATGCTAACCTTTAAGAAAGTCTAAACTAACAAGAATCACCTGAGTAAGTACAGGCCCAACTAGTATTGATTGGCGAATCTTTACTAGATTGCACCCTAGAAAATATTCAGCCTCTTTAATGTACGTTTAGCTTTGTAACCCAAAGCCAAATAACAGGAGGATTTATCATGGCTTTTACATCCGCATCGGGTCACGGTAACTTACCTAATGGTAATTTTAGTTCCGTAATTTACTCGAAAAAAGTACAGCTTGCTTTCCGCAAGAGTACTGTTACTGGTGATATCACAAACTCTGATTATTTCGGAGAGATTGCTGCTCAAGGTGATACAGTGAAAATCATCAAAGAACCAGAAATTTCTGTGAGCAGCTATGCTCGTGGAACTACTGTTTCTGCACAAGATCTAGACGATGAGGACTTCTCTCTTGTCATCGACAAAGCAAACTACTTTGCTTTTAAAATTGATGACATCGAAGAAGCACACTCACATGTCAACTTCATGGATCTTGCAACTAACCGTGCAGCTTACCGTTTAGCTGATCAGCATGACCAAGAAGTTCTTGGTTACCTAGCAGGTTTTAAACAGTCATCTCTGCACTCACAAGCAGACACAGCTAATGACCAAGTAAATGGTTCAAAAGCTGTATCTACTGCTGGCTCTAACGAATTGCTTTCAAGCATGCAGTTAAAGAAAGGCGACTTTGGCAATATTACAACTACCTCTGCTGGGGATCACTCAATTCCACTAGCAGCACGTATGCCAGGTGCTACTGCACTTCCAACTGCCACAGCTTCACCATCAATGGTTGTAGCTAGAATGGCTCGTTTGTTGGATCAACAACAAGTTGATACACAAGGACGTTGGATTGTTGTAGACCCAGTGTTCATGGAAATTCTTCGTGATGAAGACTCACGTCTTTTCAACGCAGACTTCGGTGAATCTGGTGGTATGCGTAATGGTCTTGTTTTGAATAACTTTCATGGTTTCCGTGTTTATACTTCAAGCAACTTGCCAGCCGTTGGTACAGGCCCAGGTACAACTGGTTCTGCAAACCAAAACGCCAACTACGGTGTAATCGTAGCTGGACATGATTCTGCTGTCGCAACTGCGGAGCAAATCAATAAAACAGAAACATATCGTGACCCTGACAGCTTTGCTGACATTGTTCGTGGTATGCATCTATATGGCAGAAAGATTCTTCGTCCAGAAGCTCTTGTTAATGCCAAGTATAATGCAGCGTAGGGAGGAATAAACAATGGCTACAGTTTCTTCATTAGTTGTAAGTGCTAGAGGTTCTGGGAACCCTAAAAAGTCTCCATACATGGTGCAAACAACTCTAGACTTTTCAAACTCTGCTATCAACTCATTATCTGCAGGTGACATCGTGCAAGCGATAACTATACCTGCTGATACATGTGTATTGTATGCAGGTGCTGAAATGATTACTACAGTTCAATCTGGCGCTGATGGTAATACCGTAAACTTAGGTTTATCAGACGTAGATCAGTACATAGCTGGTGCAGACATTGATGATGACTCGGCTATCTTGTCATCAGGTGTTGGTTACCTTACTCCTGCATCTACAGCTTCTGTACCTGTTTTACTAGGTGCTGCTGACACGCTTGATCTTGAGCTACAAGCTACATCAACTGCTCCAAACGAAGGCAAGATTCGTATTTTTGCTTTACTTATGGATATAAGTCCAATAGGTAACGAAAATACTGCACATGTTGCCGCAGGTGGTGCTGCTGAAGTAGATCGTGATCTACTAGCATAAAATAACTTTAGGGGCTGCTTTTTAAGTGGCCCCTTTAGAACATCTAAATGATACTTAAAGCTAAAAATAAATTATCTAGTTGGGATATTAAAATATTTAATCTGGATGAAGTATATGCCAGAATGGATGATGCTGCTTTAACAGATAGAAATTTTTTAGCTGCTATTAAAAAATCAATAGATGAAAATGGTATGCTTTGGCCCCCAATAGTTTGGTCACAAAAAACCTTTCTACGTTATGCTGAAGAACAACCATATAGACAAGACCCTACTAAACCTGTAGATGTAGATTTTAAGTATCGTTGTGCTATAGGAAATAATAGGTTTAACTACGCTAAAGAAAATGGGTATAAGCAAATAGAATGTGTTTATGTTCCAACTTGGCAAGATAAAGATGCAGTATTAGAAGTAACTAAAATGGAATACTGCGTAGATTTTTAAGAGGATTTAAAATGGGTATAACAACAGCGATGTGTACAAGTTTTAAAAGTGAGCTTTTGGGTGGAACCCATGATTTAGATACTCATACAATTAAACTTGCACTTATTAAAGCTTCACCATCAGGAACATATAATGCAGCTACTACTAACTATTCAAATGTTACAGGTAACTCTGACGAAGCTAGTGGTACTAATTATTCTGCAGGTGGGCAAAACTTAGACAGTGCCGCCATTTCTACAGACGGTACAACTGCAATAGTAGACTTTGCAGATGAAGTGTTTTCAAACGTAACAACTTCAGCAGATGGTTGTATTATTTACAACTCTTCTGCATCAAACAAAGCAATTTGTGTAATTGACTTTGGTGGTACAGTTAGTGCTACAGCAGGTGATTTAACTATAGAATTTCCAGCAGCAGGTGCAAGTACTGCAGTAATACGTATTGCCTAAGAGGTAAGTTATGGCAGTCGTAGCAGCTTCAGCTAAATACGGTGTTGGTGTATATGGTGCATCTAATTTTGGTGCAGTAAATATATCAAGAACTCTTACTGGAGTTGCAGGTACAGGTGCTATAGAATCAGTTTCTGCTGGTGGTTTTGAAATTGATATATCCGAAAGACTTGGTAGTGTAAGTGCTACAGGCGCAATCGGAACAATATCTCCAAACATAGCACCAAATATAACAGGTGTATCCGCTACAGGTGCAATAAATGCATCATTAGAATTTAGCAATACACATAGACTTGGTGGAGCAGCTTCAACAGGTAGTATAGCTACTGTTGGTGTTGGTGTATCAAAAACACTAACAGGTGTATCAGGTACTGGTGCAGTAGAGTCTGTTTCAGCAGGTGGTTTTGAAATAGACATTAGTGAAAGACTAGCTAGTGTATCTGCAACAGGTGCTATAGGTACAGTACAACCAGTTGTAAGTTTTTCTACTTCACTTACTGGTGTTAGTGGTACATTAGAGCTAGGTAGTATAGAAGCTAAAACTGGTGAAAAATTAGGTAGTGTACAGGGTACAACTTCTTTAGGTACAATTAAAACTCATGTCAGTGAAGCTATAACTTCAGTAAGTGCAACAGGAGATATAGGTTTTGCTAGATCAAATGTAACAGCAATAGTATTTGATTATAATTCAGTAAAACATTTGTACAATAAAAGAAGAACAGTTAATTTACCTGAAAGAGCAGCCTAATGCCTACCAAAGTAATAACTGGTGTAGCATCTACAGGTTCTATTGGAACAGTATCTACAAATGTAGTAAATGGACCAACTAATGGTGCAAGAACAGCTTTAGTTATAGCAGAACTAAGAAAAGTATATATTGCTCGTAAACCTACATCAGCAGATAGAGTTGTTTACGCAAATGAGGATTAATAAATGAGCTTTCGTTGGCCTAGCAAAGACCCAGATGAAACTTTAGATTACAGTGTAGATTGGTCAAGATTTCTTGATACTGCAATTATTACTTCAGTAATATGGTTTGTAAAGTCTTCACTATATAATACTAAAACAAGAATAAATCCTGGGCAAACTTTAACAACAGCTTCAAGTAGTGCAACAACTGATAGTTTACAAAATGTTGCACAAACAAATACAGATACTGTTGCTACTATAAATATTGGTGGTGGACAAAATAATGTTGAGTATACTTTTTTTTGTCAAATGACTGATAATACTGGTAGTACAGCAGAAAGAAGTATTAAAATAAGATTGAAGGAACGGTAAATGGCATACAATTTTCTTGGACTTGTTAATGATGTAAACCGTAGACTTAATGAAGTTGAATTAACTTCTTCAAATTTTCTTAATGCAGTTGGTGCATATAGTATGGTTAAAGATGCTGTTAATGCATCTATTCGTTTTGTTAATCAACATGAGTTTGAGTGGCCTTATAATCATGTTACAGAAGAAGAAACTCTTACTCCAGGTATTGTAAGATATGCATTTCCTGCAGATACTAAAATTTTAAACATGAATAGTTTTAGAATAAAAAGAAATGATACATTAGGTAATGAAAGTAAAAAATTATCTGTATTATCATATGAAGAATATTTAGAAAAATATGTTGATATAGAATATAACACTTCTACAAATTTAAGACAGTTACCAACTTTTGTTTTTAAAGCTCCTAGCACAGAATTTGGTTTAGTTAATCCACCAGATAAAGCTTATGAATTAGTTTATGAATATTATAGATTACCTGTTGATTTAATAAATGCTACAGATGTTCCAACTGTACCTGAACAATTTAGATATGTGCTTGTAAATGGGGCTATGCATTTTGCATATTTATTTAGAGGTGAGTCAACAGAATCAGATATGATGCAATCAAGATTTGAACAAGAAATAAAACAAATGAGAAGTTTGTATATTAATAGATACGATTATCTTAGATCAACTGTAATTAATACTACTGTACAAACAAATACTAGAGTTTCTTAATTTATGCCTACAACTCATCAAACATATCCTGTAGAGTTCAGGGGTGGGCTTATTAGTAATATGAGTCCTTTGCAACAAGGTATTAATTTACCAGGATCTGCAAGAACTCTTAGAAACTTTGAACCTTCTGTTGAAGGTGGTTATCGTAGAATAGAAGGTTATACTAAGTACGACAGTAACTTAATACCACCTTATGGTTCTCCTGTAGTAACTGGTGCGAGTCAAACTGGTACAAGCCTTAATATAGCTAATATAAGAACAACTCCAGTTGCTGCTGATACATTTAAACTCATACATGCTACAGCAAATGTAAATGGTGCTACTAGTAATGCTACTGCACTTGTATTAGATGGTAACTCTGGTACTATTGCTGCAGGTATGACAGTTACAGGTACTGGTATTTCAGGGACAGTAACAGTAGCTTCAGTATCGGATCAAAATAATATTGTACTTTCTGATGCACAAACATTAGCTGATGATACAGCATTAACTTTTAGTAAAGTATATACTATTGCAAGTGGTGGTGTTAGTTTTAATGGTACAAATAATACTGCTACTTTAACTTTAACTTCTAGTCTTCTTACATCACCATTAAATGGAGACTCTTTAGAATTTGTTTCTACTACTAGTAATTATCTAGCTTTAGGTTGTGGTGTATTTTTAGATAGTGTTATTGTTGCTAAAAATAATGACTTATTTAAAACTACAGGTTCAGGTTATACTCTTTTAAATGTACCCTCTTATGGAACTGTTTTAGTAAATGGTGGATCACAAAGTGGTACAAGTCTTGTAGTAGATGGTCTTACGGGTACACCTCAAGCAGGTGATGTATTTAAAGTTGCAGGTATAGATAAAATATACACTGTTACATCTAATGCAAGCGTAAGCTCTGGTGGTGCAACATTAGCAATAGCACCTGCTTTAGCAAGCGCACCTGCAGATAATGCTGCTATAACTTTTTTAAGTACATCAAGAGAAAGTGCTAGTAAAACTAGATTTTCTAGGTACAACTTTGATGGAACAGAAAAGATAGCTATTGTAGATGGTCAAAATGTACCTGCTACATTTACTCAAACAAGCACATTTACAAACCTTATTGATGCACCTTCAGATATAACAGGTGCAAGTTTTGTAGTAAACTTTAAAAATCATTTGTTTTTTGGTAAAAATGATTTACTTACTTTTACTGCACCATATACGGATAATGACTTTACAGTAGCAAATGGTTCTGGTACAATCGGTGTAGGTGCTGATATTACAGGTCTAATAGTATTTAGACAACAATTAATAATATTTACAGAGTCTTCTATATTTTCATTAAATGGTAATACTGTCGGAGATTTTGTTTTACAATCTATTACATTAGATATTGGTTGTACTAACTCAGATACTATACAAGAAGTTGGTGGAGACATAATGTTTCTTGCACCAGATGGTTTGAGGTTATTAAGTGCAACAGAAAGAATAGGTGACTTTGGGTTAGCAGTTGTATCTAAACTAGTACAAAAAGAAGTTACAGATTTTGTAACTAGAAATACTTCTTTTGCTAGTGTTGTTATAAGAGAAAAATCTCAATATAGGATACTTGGTTACAATACTAATATTACTCAAGGTTCTTCAATGGGTATACTTGGAACACAATTTTCAGACCAAGGTGGGGCTGAAATGGCTTGGGGAAATTTAAGGGGTATTAGAGCCTACGTAGCAGACAGTAGATTTTATCAAAATACAGAAACAATAGTATTTGCAAACGATGATGGCTACTTATATAAAATGGAAGATGGTAATAGTTTTGATGGATCAAATATTCAAACTGATTTTTCTACTCCATTTTTACCAATTAGTGATCCAAGAATTAGAAAAACATTTTATAAAATGAATGTATATACTGATGCAAAAGGAAGTGTTGCATTAAACTCAAATTTAAAATTAGATTTTGATAATGAAGGAAGTATACAACCACAACAAATTAGTTTAAGTAATGCAACTTCTGCTGCATCATTTTATGGAAATTCAATTTTTGGTACAGATACTTATGGAAGTAAATTAAAAACACTTTTTGAATCACAAGTAATAGGATCAGGTTTTGTCGTATCTTTACAGTTCACATCTGATAGCACTGATCCACCATTTTCTTTAGATGCTATCACATTAGATTACGGAACAAATACAAGAAGGTAAAAAATTATGGGAACAGGTTACACTAGAAACGATACAGGAAATAACATTGCTGATGGTAATGTTATCAATGCTTCTGACTTAGATGGTGAGTTTGACGCAGTAGAAAATGCGTTTAATTCTTCTTCTGGTCACACACATGATGGCACATCTGCAGAAGGTGCTCCGATAGAAGTACTCGGACCTTCTCAAGATATTGTTATTACGGCAGCACTTTTACGTCCTAAGACAGATAATACTGTAGACTTAGGTACATCATCTTTGATGTATAAAGATGGATTTTTTGATGGTTCAATTACTACTCATGGATTAACAGTTTTTGATGATGAAGGAACAGATGCTACTATTAGATTAGACGGTAACTTTCCCACTGGTTCTAGAAATATAGCATTTGGTTTAACTGCATTAGATAGTTTAGATGGTTCAAGTCCTGGTGGAGATAACATTGCTATAGGTAATGCTGCACTAACTGCACTTACAACAGGTGATCACAACATAGCTATAGGTTCATCTGCAGGTGATGCCTTGACTACTGGTGCTGCTAATGTAGCAATAGGATTTGAAGCTTTATCAACAGAAGATGCTGATGGAAACAACGTAGCTATTGGTTATCGTACATTAAAAACTCAAAATGCAGGAGCAGATGCACACAATATTGCAGTAGGTTATGATGCAGGACTATCAATTACAACAGGTATTCGTAATGTAATAATTGGTGGTATTGCAGGTGACGCTTTAACTGATGCTGATTTTAATGTTGGTATCGGTTATCAGTCACTTACAGGAGATACTAAAGGAAGTAAATCAACTGCTATTGGTTATAGAACACTAGCTAATCAAAACTTTAGCACTTCAACAGACAGTCATAATACTGCAATAGGTAATGATGCAGGACTAAACGTCACAACAGGTGTACAAAATACTTTAATCGGTAGTTTAGCAGGTGATACACTTACAGACGCAGATTCAAATGTAGCTGTAGGCTACAAAGCATTAAGTGCGGATACTTTAGGTAGTAGAAGTGTTGCTATGGGTTATGAAGCATTAGCTACACAAAACTTTACTACAGCTAATAATGTTTATAATGTAGCAATAGGTTACTCAGCAGGTTCTTCAATTACTACTGGTAAAAACAGCGTTTTTATCGGTGGGCTTGCAGGTGATGCTTTAACAACAGGTGATCGTAACGTAGCAATCGGTACTTCTGCTCTAGGTTCAGATACTTTAGGATCTAGAAATGTTGCTATAGGTAATGGTGCACTGACAACACAAAATTTTACAACAGCTACAAATTCTTACAATACTGCTGTAGGTTACGATGCAGGTAATGATATCACAACAGGCATACAGAACACTCTTATCGGTGCACTAGCAGGTGATGCACTCACAGATGCCGATTATAATGTAGCATTAGGATTATCGGCATTAACTGCAGATACTTTAGGTAGTAGGAGTACAGCAATAGGGTATGGCACATTAGCTACACAAAACTTTACTACAGCTACAGATGTATATAATGTAGCAGTTGGGCATCATGCAGGTGCGTCAGTTACGACAGGCACAAGAAATACCCTAATAGGTGGATTATCAGGAGATGCTTTAACAACAGGTGACCGTAATGTAGCTATGGGATATGCTTCTTTATCTAGTGATGACGTAGGTAGAAAATCAGTTGCAATA